GGAAGTAATTGTGTTGTAGGTTTACCTGTTACATCTTTAACAGTTACAGGTATAACATCGTTGTTTACTGCTGCAGGACTTTTAGCAGATGATAGAAGTTTTTGTGTAGCAGCAACCTGCTTTTTCTCTTCCTTTACTTCTTCAACTTTTACTTCTTGAATTTCTTGCTGATCTTGCTTCTCTTCTTCCTTCGCTCTCTCTTCTACTTCTTTCTTTTGCTGTGGAGTCTTTGCCTTTCTTCTTTCTTCTAATTTTTTTGCAATTCTACGTTTCTTATATCTTTTAGATAATTCTTTCCACAGTTTTTTGCCAGCTGCCGCTGTGAGATCGCCGCTAAAAGTTGGGGTATAACCTGCAGATCCGAATGCCATTAAGAAATACTATTCTCCAAGATTATTTAGTTGCCACCCCAGAGTCTCATTTGTTTTAGATACTCTAAAGGATCTTCTACAAACTCTCTTGTCTCATCTACAGCTTGTCTTGCAGAGGGAATCGGAATAGCAACATCAGTGTTAGGGATAAAGATAATGTTTGGTGTTGCCTGATCAACTCTATCTGCCAAAACATTTAGAGTAGATGGTGCTGCTCCAGGAGGTTGATATCCACCATTGTTATTGAACAAATCTTCTGGTGGAGCAACAGCACCTCTTGCCATCTGATTGCCAGATCCATACTCTGCAAAGAACTTATTATCAGATCCACTACCACGGAAAGCAACATCAGATCCACTAACGTTAGACCCAGAACTTAAGAACTCGGTTCTACCACCAACATGCTGCCTTGCTGCTGCTTGTAACGTTGGATCCTGAATAGCAGATAAAGCAGATCTATATTGCTGTGTTACCTCTTCTCTAGATTTATTAATACCTCTCTTTCTATAATACGATTGCATAGCAGTGACTGCTGTACCCTCGTCTCTAATATTTTTAAATTCTTGGGAAGTTTTCATTCCAGAACCACTACTAGCAGTAGGATCTGTAAATGCTGGTTGATATTGTCTATCAGCAGTTACGATATTAAAAATAGAATCTCCATATCTTCTATCTCCCAATCTATTATAGATTGACTGTGCAACATCTGCTTGTCCTTGTCTACTGCCAGATTCAAGGGCAGAGATAGCAGCAAGAGCAGAAAGATCTTTATTTGAACCACCAGCCAATGGTTCTGGTGAAGATTGCATTGAAATTTCTTCTGGAACTGGTGGTGGTTCTGTTGGATCTCCAAGAATTGATTCAGATCTCTCATAGTCAGCACTTTGAGACACTGGATCTTCCTCGTCATCACCACCTAAACTAATACTATCCAAGAATGGTGTAAGAGCATTGACATCTTCACCACTGATAACTATAGAACCATCTGCTGCTTGAGCAGAGTTGCTGAAAATATCTCCTAAAAGTAATCCACTGCCAACTATACCAGCAAGAGCTAGAGGATTTTTAATGATTCCTCCTATTGCTTTACCGATATTACCTAGTACACCAGTTACTTTCTCAATAAATCCTCCAAGAGGACCTTTAGTTTTCTTTTCTTTCTTTACAATAGCAGATGTACCAAATGCCTTGACAGTTGTATCTTCGTCTGCTTCTTTTAGTCTCTTCTGTTCTAGTTCAACGAACTCTACATCAATAACTTCGTCTTCATAATTATTTTTTCCTACTACAGCAAGAGCATTAGTCTGTTTTTCTTTTGCTTTTAGTAAGTCTTCTAAACTCTTTCTGATAGCAGCGTTTGCTGCACGCAATCCCGCCAGACTCTGTACTATACCAGAGAATATTCCTTTTCCTTCTACTGTATCTACTGCACCTTTTTCTACCTTCTGATCTGGTTCCTCTGGTGGTTGTAGTTTCTCATCTAAACCAGCAGTAGTTTCTGCTGGTTTCATAGTATCTTGCAAAGACTCTGCCTTTGCTACGTCAGAAGTCTCCTTCTTTTTACGACCTAGGAGTTTCTTCGCTTTTACTTTCTTTGCTTTTCTTGCTTTCCTTAACTTATCAAATCGCTGCTTCAACTTGCTAGCGAGATATGTGGTAAAATCCCCGCTAAAAGTTGCACTATATCCAGCAGACCCGAATGCCATTAAAGAAGTCTTGTACTAGCTTACTATTTATTGCGCTGTTCCTTCGCTTTCTCTTCCAGATACTGTGACAATAATGTTGTGTAAACCATCCTCTCCCAAGGAATCATATCTTCAATTTCAGAAAGACTATACTTATGGTACTGCATCAAAGCAAAGTTAGTCTTGAAGTATGACTCAAGACTGTTCTGGAAGAGGGCTACCCGAAAAAACTTTGCAGACCTTCGATAGTAAATTCAGATTCAACATCTGTATTTGGATTCATTACTTTGAATGTATGAGATAACTTTGGCGAAGTCTCATAGAACTTTTCCAAAGATTCAAACTGCTTGGAAGTGAGTCCTTCTACAAACTGCAAGAATTCTTTCTTCGTTGTAGTAGAAGAATCATATACATTTTCCTCATCAAAGATCTGATCGATACCCTCTGCAACTACCTTCATTGCTTCATCAGCATTCATCTCTTTACCCATGAAGATATTGTTGACAAACTGTTCCATGCTTGGATACTTCATGATCACACCAGTCTTATCATCCAACATAATCTTGTTTGAATGACCCTCTGGTTTGATTACTTCTACATCATTGATGTTAATACCAACGGTGACTTGTGTTTCATTGTCATCTTGACAAGTAACAATCAATTCAATCTGTTCACCAATAGATGCAGCACGAATCCTCAAGAAAAGATATTCGATATCAAATGTGGCAAGTTCATTTACCTTGACACCACGAGTGATGATACAACTCTTGAGCATGTCAAGAACTGCATTTGTAATCTGTTTCTCATCTTCCGATTCCATGGCAAGAAGTAGAACCTTCTCTTCTTTCACCAGGAAAGGACGATATTTAATTTTCTTTCCAGTAGATGGCAACTCCAACTCATAAGTTGGCGTAGCAAGTTTTGGCAAAGCCATGATAATTACTCCAGGTCGTGATAATATTTAGGTCGTCTTTTTTGACGATTTTTTGTCGGAAAATTTTTTTCCGAATTTATGAAAAGAAACTTGCTAATTCGGAAAAGGATCCACCCAAACTAACACCATTGTTTATATCATTGTAAGCAATGCTGTGGCGACTGTAAGAGAACGTTGCACTTACTTCTGTCACCTGTGATGTACCATATGATAATGGAACTGCATCAACAGATGAAGGGAATACATTTTCTAACACATAGACCAACGATGTCCTTCTGTTCTTTGGACTAGGACCATTCTCTGTCTTTGCAATCTTAAGGTTGCACTGATACTCTACAGGGTATCTAACTTTAGTTGTTCTGTTAAGTGGTCGTGGAGAAGATGATCCAAATGCTTGCTCATCTCCAATCTCACTGATAGTTTGAACTCCCATCTCCTGCTCACCATTAATATATTCTGGAAAGATGAAATCAAACCATGATGTCAAGAATTTATGTGGTGCCATGTTAGCATCACAGTACCATGTTAAAGAAATATCACTGTAAGTTTTGTTCATGGGATAGTTTACTTGTCCCTCTCCCAAGTATCTTCCCTGCAACTGACTCATGTTTGCAGATACATTGGGCAACTGTGCATCTTTACAGAACATTGGGATGACAGCAGCTGCTGCTCCCCACTCCGCTGCTTGGTTTGCTTGGAAGTTTGGAATACCAATCTGATCAAATCTTTGTAGAAGACCTTGACCTCCTGTAATGTTCTGTAGATTAGAAAAGTCGAAGAGCACCGCGTACTCATTCGACATTGACATCCCGCCTTGATTGGATATCGTCTCTAGTATTCTATTGATGCCGTTTCTTGCCACTCTAAATAATATCGTGGGATACTGTATTATTTATGGCGTACTCTGGATTATACAAACCGATTAATCCAGGAAAGTATCGTGGCAATCCTACTCGCGTTATCTATAGATCATTATGGGAACGAAAGTTCATGGTGTTCTGTGATAATAATCCTTCGATAATAGAGTGGGGGAGCGAAGAGGTAATTATACCTTACCGTGCTCCCGATGGTAGAGTGAGGAGATACTTTCCAGATTTTTATATTAAGGTCCGTGAAAAGAATGGCAAGTTAACCAAATATATTATCGAAATTAAACCAAAGAAACAAACAAAACCACCGAATGACAAGAATAAAAAGACTGCCACGTATCGTAATGCGCTGCTGACTTTCGCAAAAAATAATGCTAAATGGTGTGCTGCGAGAGAGTATTGTGAAGACAGGCAGATGAACTTCTTAATACTCACCGAAGATCACCTAGGAGTTTAGGACAATGGCTGCAGGTTTCAAAGACATACAACGAAACACACTGGTAAAACCAGAAGGATACAAAACATTATTCGAGAGAATAACAGAGAAGACAGGGGGAGAAAAGAAGTCCCTCTCTTGGTACATGAGTCAAGTGAAGGAAGAATCCTCAAGATATAAGAAGGATTCAAAAAAGTTGATTAGGGACGAGAAGAGAGACACTAACGACGAGAACGTCTTGAGAAGATACACAGTAGCGGGACACCTCTACATGTTTGAGTACAAGGCAAAGTCAAGATGGTTGCCTTACTATGATAAGTTTCCACTTGTCTATGTTGTGAAATCAAATGGAGGAGAATTTTGGGGTGCAAACTTACACTACATGAGTCCAAAGAGAAGAATCCTCGCTATCAAAAAATTGATGCAAGGTCGTATTGATATGCCTAAAGCGTGCTTCCATAAATATTTGGGAGATCATGTAAATGGATTCTACCTTGACCTCGCTGCTGTCGAATGGGACACAGCAATTTTGTTACCAGTAGAAGACTTTGTTCGCAATGCAAAGGGTGCCACCTTCCCTTATGAACGTGAATTAGTTTGGGAAGAAACAAGTGACCAACAATACGAT